CCGGTAAATGACAGTCTCCGTCGAACGGCAGAACTCCACTCCCTTTGCGGTCTTGCGCATGAACAACAGGCTTGTGCATTTCCCGTTGTCCGTCTGCACCTCGTCGGCACTCGTAACGCCTAACTGCGTTTCGTCCGCTTCATCGGATACGATCATACGGATGTCTGCTTCGTTTATCCCATTCTCCTTCGCCTGTTTGCGCACGCTGTCCACAGGCACACGCTCGGCAATAATAATCCATTCCTGTTCTTCCAGATTCGGCTCCTGCTCGTTGGCCAAATACAGCGCCGTTTTGTCGATTAGCCGCATTTTCAGCCGCGGGGTCATGTCCGTGACAACGCTCTCACTGGGCGTGCGCTCGTCGAAGCAGTACAGATAATGGTCGCCGGTAATGCACGCGTTTTTCACAACGGCCCATTTCTTGCTGTCCAGCTTGCCCTTTTCCCACTGCGCCGCCGCGAACTCCGTCAGTGCATCGCAAATCTCGGCTTTCTGCGGGTCATCATCCATTGGCGAAAATATAATCGCTGTGTCGTTCATTGCTACCATGGCAATTTTGTACCGGCAGATTGGCTTGATAAAGTTCAGCACCGGCAATTCCTCATCTCCGGATTGCAGCCCGTGCCATTGGTCGCCCTCGTAAAAGCGGTGGCATTTTTCCGTCAGCGTGTACATGTTCGCCTTGTTGTGATGGTCCTTGCCCGCCTGGTACTTGCGCCAGATGTCCGTGCACTCTTTTTCCTGCATCATTTAACCACCCTCTGGCCTTTCCCGGTCCCGTCGTATGCGTCGATGTTCGCCAGAATCGCGTCATATTTGTCCGTGCGCTTTACCGTAGCTTTTACAGGCATCTGCACAGGCTCCGGAGCTATTCCTTCCTTCACATGCATACCGTCCCGCAGCCCGAGGCGGTAGCAGTATACGCACAGCGCCGCCATACCGCATACCGCCAGCGCCAGAACAAACGTTAATATGTCAGATAACACGATATTTCCCTCCTTGCCCCAGCGGTCCCGCCGTGGGCTTTTTCATGTTGAAATCATCCCGCAGGATGTCGTGTGTCTGTTTTTTGGGAGCCTGCGCCGCCGTGCTCCAATAGGTGCAGAACCCACGCAGCGCATCCGGTGCATGCGTCAGCTCATGCGGTTCATTTGCCACATCCTCCGGCTTTTTCTCGTCGTGCTGTACGGCAGGAAGCGTACGAATGAGATTCAAGCAGGTGTCGAAGATGCGCAGCCCCGGAGACGTTCCCCCTTGTTCATCCGGACGCAAGGCCAAAAATTCCCGCACCGCCAACCATCCGGCCACACGATCGTTTCCGGTCTTTGTCAGTGCGACGCCATTCTCAAAAAATATTTCCGCCGCGCTTTTCCCCGTGTCCTGCCTGCGGTTCCACAGGTCGGGCGGTGCCAGCCATGTGTATATATCGTCATCACCGTTTACATCCAGCAGCCGCCGCGCCGCTTCGCTGATGATGTGGCCCTGTTTATTGGCTCCCTTGCCATTGTCCCGGCCCTCGTACAGCTCCTTATACACCACTGCGCGCCCCTGCTCGTCCACGGCAACCCAAAGCGCCGCCAGCATGTCCATGCCGTAATCCAGCGTCACATAGCGCCGCCAGTGCGCCGGAATGCTATGCGGCCTGCACACATGCACATTGCGGTCGAACTCCGCAAAATACTGCCCCTCGAAGATGTCCCACTGTCCCAGCAGCCACGCCTTGCGCTGTTCCTCCGGCAGATTTTCCAGCATGCGCACATAGTCCGGGTCGTGTTCCATCAATGCGTGGTTGTCATATACATTCGCAGCTATAAACACGTAATCCTCCGGGCGTTCCGACGCTTTGTATTGCTTGTCAATGAACAGCCGTTTCACCCAAGTGTGCCCCACGCCGCCGGGGTTACAGGTCAGATAAAAGCGCTTTGGGAAGTCGTTGGCGCCGCGCAGGCAGGCCGTCAGCGTGGTGAACTGGAACTCCGTGAACTGCGTGGCCTCGTCCATAAAAATAATGTCGTATTCCTGCCCCTGATATTGCAGCACGTCCGCTTCGCTGTCGCAGTAGCCGAATACAATGCGGCTTCCGTTGGGGAATGTAAAGGATTTGTCCATGTCCCGATAGCGCGCAATCCCCATTAAGTCGGCCATCATCGGCAAAATGTGGTTTTCCCGCAGCTCCGGGAATGTCCGGCGCAAAATCAAAATGCTGATCCCGTTGTAAGACAGTGCAAGCCCGGCCGACTTTTTGCGCACCGCCCAGCTTTTGCCGCCGCCACGCGCCCCGCCGTATGCCACAAACCTTGTGCGGGCTTTAAAAAAAGCGATCTGTTTTATGTTTGGCTTGCCGATATTCCATTGCATCAGCCCATCAGCTCCCGCACCTCATTCGTCATGACGATTTGCAGCGTAGCGTCAAGGCTCCCGTCAATTGGCTGTGTCGCCTTTCCGTACACGCGATCAAGCACTGTCTTTGCCGCGTCCATCCGCATTGCCAGCGGAGCGTCCTTGTCATCTATCGTTTTGATGAGCAGCTTTGCGGCGGCAGGTGTTGCGGCTTTAAACATGTCCCGCACATCCGGCGGAATTTTAGGCCGCCCCCGCGGGTTTCCGCTTTTGCCCTTTTCAAACGGCCTCCCCGGTACGCTCTTCTTTTCTGTTTTCATGCTGTTACCAGCAGCCATCCGCCCACCCCCTTTCAGGTATAAAAAATAGGCCCAGGGTTTCCCCCTAAGCCTATCCTATCAAAAAAGTAGTTGGATTTTGCGCCACGTTTTATTTGTCTTTTTCCCGCTCCATGCGCTCACGGATTGCCTGCAAAATGTATCCTTGCAAACTCTGCTCAGCTGCTGCCGCTGCCGCTCTTATTTCTGCGCCTTCATCCTTTGTCGGCCTTACCATAATATTATCCAGCTTTCCCATATAGCGCGCATTTGATGCCTTTTTGTTCTCGGATATCGCCATAGCGCACCTCCTTTGCTTATATAATATATGTTTACATGCGGAATGTCAACATGCTAAAATTGCACATATTTTTTCTTGCATGTTTGTATGCTTTGTCAATTGCATGTTTATATTCCGCATGTTAATATATAGTCACAGCGAAAGCAACACCAAACAAACGGAGGAAAGGGAACAACAATGAAAAAACATGAAACCCGCTACACCGCGCCTGAAAAATTGCACTCTCTCACACTTGAGCAACTGATTTCCGCATGGGAAAGCACCGAAAATCCCATGTGTCTTTCATGTGTGTGTTTTTGCTCTGATTGCAACGGAACACAGGAGCAGAGTTACACCGGATGCATTTACAAAAAAATTGTGATATAATAAATTTCAAAAGAGAACTTAATTTATAAATACAGGAGGAAACGGTAATGGAACAAATCACAATCACGCTCACTTATGAAGAAATGGTAGAACTGAACGCAGCTCGTGATGCATGCTATGCTTACATGTCGCCGCTGCCCTGCAACGACGCTTTTAAAAAAATGCTTTTTTACGGCGCGAAGCATTATCAAAAAGCTATGGACGAAGCCGAATAAAATGAAAAAGCCGGAGGCGTCTCACCTCCGGCTTTTTCTATATCAATCCCAATTCTTTTGCCAACGCCCAGCAGAATTTTCGTTTCTCCCTTGTGAACGTTCTGCGGCTCACCGCAAAACCATAGTGTGCCTCCAGAAAATCATACGGCCAATCCTTTTGATTGATGATGGATAATTTCACCGCGGCCACAAGTGCCCTGCGCGCGGCGAACGCATCATCATCAAAGCTTTGCCCAACGCTTTCCTCCGCACGCGCCACAGCTTGCTTATATCGGTCTGGCAGCACGTCCAGCGCCTCAACAACTCCCGCGCACGCGCGCACGATTCCGTGCGGTAAATCATACATCAAATAAATCCTCCGCGCATTGCCACATATTTTCCATAACTGATCGGGCATTCTCCGCGCTTTCGGCGCTCGTTGTTATAGGCATCCAGCTCCCTTAAAAATGCACCAAGCTTGTCCCGTTCCCTTATTTTTTCAGCTTTTCTTTTCAATTTCAATTGTTCTTGAGCTATCTTTTGATTTTCTCGCCTTATCTTTTTGGCACATACACTACAGTATTTTCTGTTCGGACTGCGACTTTTTAAAATAATCGGTGCGCCGCACACCTCGCACTTTCTCTCAATCATCATCGCACCTCCCTGAAATCACCAAGCACGCCCACACAATAACAGGGCAAGAAAGAAGCAGCACAATTCCTACAGCCTTTATAAAAGCTGTGATTATTTCGAGCATGCCGGGGCCTCCTTGAGCCTGTTTTCCAGCCTGCGCACCTTGTATTGCCTGCGGTTTTCCACAGCGTCAAAGCAATCGTACATCATGCAAAGCTGCTCCAGCATGATGGATACGTCTGCAATCTCGTCAACGATGGCGTCCGTTGCCGCCGGCTTTTCGTTCACGCCGGCGCGGCGCATTTTACAGATTGCCTTGATGAGTTCGCTCATTTCTTCGATGGCAACATCTTCCTGCGCAGTCTGTCCGTATGTAAGGATTGCCTTTTCAAATACTTTTTTCACTGTTTTTCATCCTCCACATCATGTCCCATGCATCCACGCTGGTAATCAAAATTATCACACTCACACACTGGCAAAACTCTTCTACCCATATCAAGTTGGCTGTGTAAAAAGGATTTTACTTCTTCAGTCGTCGTAAGCGTTTTTCCATCAACAGTAATACAGCCTCTTAGCTGTTTTGCATTTTTTATTCCGCCTGAAATATCAAGGCAGCAATGGATTATTCTTCTGGACATATTATCTGCCCTCCTTTTCACGACAAACCACAAATTCGCACTGCCCATCGAGCGGGCAGCCTGCACACATGTCATCGTTCAACGGATATCCCTGTATATCGCAGTCGTCGTCCATCATATCCAGTTTGTCGGCATAGTCCATTATCGCGCCTCCTCTGCCGGCTGCTGGAGCCATTTGTATGCATCTTGGATACTCAAAAAATCCGGTATTTTTATAAAGCATTCTCGCCTAAATTTCACAGCGCTCAATAAAACCGAAATCGCCTTATCGTCCATCGCCCGGATGCGGTCGGCGTTGGTTGACGGCTGCGGGTTCTCGCGCTCCGCCTTATATCGGTCTCGCTCTGCGGCCACTGTGGCAAGATCGGCTTGCAAGCGTTCAATGGCGTCGGCTGCGGCCGTCAAATCATCCGCAAGGCACAAAGGCGTTTCCCACTCGTTGTATCGCGCCCACTCTGCATTTTCATGTAAGCGCTCCCAAAGCTCTTTATCTGTCATGGTCTTGGTCTGCCTCTCTATTCGTCCTACGCTCGATTATGCTTCCGTCATACAAACCGTAGGTTGCGACCGATATTACTTCCATTAAAAAGCCTTTTTCGTTCTCGTAAACAAAATTGAGAAATGCGGCTTTCGTACTATCCGGTAAGTCAAACGTTACTTTCATGCTCTGCCTCCCTTTCCTCCAGCGCAGCCTCGGCGGCTTCGCGGGTTAGTTTTTCAGCGATTGCATCTGCCGTGTATCTCGTGACGGGATTGTTTTGCACACCGCACATATACATAGCATGGCGCAATGCCTTATCTCCGTCCGAATCGGTATATTTTACATCCGTCAGCACCAAAAGCCGTCCGTCTTTTGCCGCCTGCGCCAGCTCGCGGAGGCGGTCAGGTGACATGCCAAGTGCCTGCCCGGCTAATTTTAGTATTGCATCCTCGTTAAACACTCTTTTCATATCCTCCGGCTCCAGCCCGGTTTCCTCGTAGGATTCGAGGCGGTTAATTGCATCAGCCAAAGGCAAGTATTCGCTGTGATAATCCAGACGCTCTGTGTGCAGCTCATCTAAAATGCTCATTGCTGTTTCCGCATAAATCTCCATCTCAATCCTCCTCCCTCACCGCGGCAATGTGCAGGCCAGTTCGGCCACAACCGCCAGTGCGACGGCCAAAACTGCTAGAATTATCAAGGTTTGCATTTCGCACGCTCCTTTGTATCTTGCCAATACTTGTCATCGCTCAAGCAGATCACGCTATCTTCTCTGATTCCGCATGCAACGCCAATGGTGCATATAGCGTCGATTCCCATGATGAACCGTCCCGTTTCTCGATCAGTTTTCGCTAAACGGTAAAGTTGTTCAAGCGCTACGCTAATTTCAGATTGATCTGATTTTGATAAAATCTTCATTTCGCACGCTCCCTTTCCTCCAGCGCGGCCTCGATTACGCGCCAGTTCGGCGCTCCAATATCCGGATATGCGTTATCACATAAACATCCATCAAAATCTACTGCGATTACTCGCTGCTTCTCCATCTCAATCCTCCTCCCGGCGCTGGCCGTAGCTGCAAAAATCAGTAAGGTTGATATTACGGTTTGTCATTTTACAGTAACACCAGCTTTCAACTTCATTTTCGCCAATACATGCAAACTTACATTCATTGCAGTAGCACGCGCATGCCGCGTGCACCGGGTCGATGGTTGGTTCTTGGCTCAGCCTTTGAATGAACATCTCAAAAGTCTTATACGCTACTGTTTCTTCTTCTCCGGTTTTAATATCAAGTACATCCTGCCATTTTTTCGACAGCGCGTCCGCGTCAATTAGCCTTGCCATTGTCATTCCCTCCGTCCATCTTTGCGCCGCAGTTGGGGCAGTAATTATCAACAATTCTCACATGGCGGCAATGAGAGCAAGTACCCACCTCATGCCCGTTTTCTTCATGGAGTTCTATCCACCGCCCATGCACCACCGGTTCGGCGTCAACGGCGGGGGCGTCTTGCAATGCACATATGCAATCTTCAAATACCTCTGCCGTTTCCATGTCGTTGTCTTCTTCAGAATCACGTTGCCACTTTTCAAATCTACTCATCAGCGCCTTTCGGCTTATCAAATCGTCCACGGTCTATTCCTCCCACATGTCCATTTGATTATCATCGGCTTCTTCCTGTGTCCTGTCCTGCATCCACCAGTCGAAGTATTCTTGGCCTGACCTAAATTCTTGCTTATAGCAGTGCCTGTCCGGTTTATCGTCTATAATATGCTGCGCCGTCCGCAGATACTGCGCCTTGAATTTTGGCCAGCGGCGAAACTCATGCTCGCGCGCCGCACGTCGCGCCATAGGGCAGCCGATACAACCAAGCCGCGTAAATCCCTCATCGTACAGGCTGCATTGCTCCAACCCTACATCTTTGGAATATGACCAGATATCCGAATCTGTCCAGTACGCCAGCGGGTTCAAACGCCGCTCGGCATTCGCATAACATTGTTCAAAGATTCTCCGGTTTTCGCTGTTGTCAAATGGCATTACGATGGTTTTTCCGCCCTTGCCATGCGCCGCAATTTCAAGCTCATTGCGCTTTTTCATTCGATTCGCGCTTTCGTATTTTCGCACACCCAGACAAAGAATCGATTGACCTTGCTCCTCGTGGTATCTCTCTTTTAAATGCTCACAGCAGAATCTCCGCATCCGAAGCGGCAGCATCCGCTTTTTTCGGCACAGCACCCACATGCTGTAGTGGTACATTGCTTCATAGGTCAAATATCCGTCTGTTTTATATTGCTCAAAGTTTTTTCGCTGGAAATAGATAAGCTCAGGCGGGTCGATGCCCGTGATGCTGTGCAAGTAAAAATGCTTAACCCCAGCCCGGCGCATCAGATGCCCCAGCACGCGGCTGTCCTTTCCCTCGCTTGTGCATACACAATAGCCCCTGTGGTCTGCGTGAAGCGCTGCGCCCTCGTAGAACTGCAGCAATTTTATAGCTTCCACATCCGGTGCGTTCTTGGCTGCGCCTGCTTCGTTCCACTCAATTTGATAATCCATTTTCTCTCCCATCACATCGGCTCTACGCCCATCTTTTCGTTAAATTGTTAATTGCTCAAAATCAGCAGTCTGTTCTTCACGTGCCATAGCTTGCAGCATTTTGCCTTTTGCAAGCGTATAAATCCCCTTATCAACCTCAAACCCATATGCGCTTCTGCCAAGTTCATACGCTGCACGTAATGTAGATCCGCTGCCTGCGCATGGGTCTATTACTACATCCCCGATATCCGTGAATATCCGTATCAGCTTTTTTAACAGCTTTACAGGCTTCTGCGTCGGATGTATTTTTGGATAAAGCTTCGTGTTGTCATTCTCCCATGCAAACCAGTTATAGATCATGCTGCCGTCATTGTTGAATTTTGGAAGCTTGTCCCGGTATAAAACAACCGCAAACTCTGTCGCTCCCACAATTCGCATGTTGGCTTTTAAGACCTGTGCCGAATAATTTTTGATGAAAAACAAAGGATAGCTCTTTTCAAACCCGTACCGCTTCCCGTATTCGCTCACCGTCTGCATTTGCTCATATGCGCAAAACACAATCATTGCCGGGGCCTTTCCGCGCTCCTTTGGCTCTTTTACAAGCATCCGGCTGCAAAAATGCATGTACTCGGCAATTTTAAAGCGCCCGTCTGTGTTAAAAAAGCTCTTTTTCGCTAGCTTGCTCTCCCCGTTTGAGTTGTCACCGCCGTTATACCACATGGGATTGCTCGCATATGCGTTCGTGCCGATGTTATACGGTATGTCCGCAATTATCAATTGCGCCTTTGGTATGTTGTACCGCCTATAATTTTGATAGTTGTCATGGTACAGTTCACATTTCAGTGTGTTTTCTTTTGCAGCGTTCACAATGGAGCCACCCCCATCTTTTCGTATGCAACCGCTATAGCGTGTCTCATTTCATCGGTAAAAGTATCTCTTCCGCCCTGTGCAAGGATCTCCAGCAGTTCCTGCCGCATCCGCGTGTAGAACGCTCCGACCTCTCGCTCGTCAAGCTCAAGCTCTATCGCGGCGTTGTAATGCGCCAGCGCCATTGCTTCGCATACAGCGTCGATGCCTTCCTTGATACCGGAGTTCTTCGCACGGGCAAGCGTAAGTGCAAGGTTTTTGCTCATTCGGCCCACATCCTTGTTACTGTGATTTCTGTTCTTGGGTCAGCTTTGTCCACATGGCCATACACAACGAGCGCGACATGAGAAAAATCATCATCCTTTATTACACCAGCTTTTGTAAGGCCGTCCAGAAGTAGTTTTCCGCAATAGTTGTCCGCATCGTGCCTGCGCTTGTCAGGGAAAAAATAATCGATTCTCACCAATGCTTTTTCCGGCGTTTCACGTACTTTTTCAACTCTGCACGCCCATTGCACCGCGTCCGTCCATTGCTTTTTTGCATTCCTGTATTCCCAGTTATTCAAGCGTCCCGCAAACCGATTTAAACTCGGCGGCACGCCTTTCAAAACAATTTTCATTCGCTCCTCCTGTTATCAACCGGGATATAATTGTGGTATTGTGGTTGCCAGTGAAATTGCATCCTGCCCATTCCTCCGTGGCGATTTTTTGCGATCACCGCATCCACTTCCCACGCATCATCCCCGCTCAAAAAATCTTCCGTTTTCTTCGGACGCATAAAAATCACTCCGTCCGCGTCCGCTTCGATGTCGCTGCCGCCCTTTAAATCCGACAGCGTAGGCTCTTTCTGTCTGTCCACTGCCCGTCCCATCTGTACCAATGCCACAATTGCAACACAGTGCTTTTGCGCCATAGCCTTGAGCGCGTGCGTGATCTCGCCTGTTATCTGCCACAAAGGCTTTTTCCCTGTATCGTCTCCGCGCATCAAGCCGAGATAGTCGATGAACATCGCGTCCGGCTTATTTGCCGCAAGCTTTGCCTCCACATCCTCTGCGGATATGCCGGGCGTGTCGTCCATCACGAGGTGCAAATCTCCCATTCGGTCTACCGCAATGCCGATGCGCTTCTGTGCGTTTTCGTCGATGTCGTGGTCCCGAAAGCGGGAGGAATTGATCATGCATACACGCGAAAGCACACGGTGCACAAGCTGCTCCTTCGTCATTTCCAGGCTTCTGTAATCCACGCGATAGCGCTTTGCAAGCTGCACGGCCAGATGTAAGGAAAAATCTGTTTTTCCGTCCCCCGGACGCGCCGCAATTATGTACAGGCATCCTCGCTGTAACCCTCCAAGCACATCGTTGAATTGTTTCCAATCGGTTTTCAGCGACGTATCGGGCCGGAACAAGTTTTTATACGCCTCCGTCACAGCTTCCAAAAACGTTTGCTCCGATGTGCTGTGTACGTGCTGCATGATGTCCCGCTGCTGCGCTGCCATCCGTTCAAGCTCCGCCGTCATTTCATCGGCGGTGTGCCCGCTGATTGCAAGGCTCTGTAAATCCGTCACCAATGTGCGTTCCCGCCATGCGTCCAGTACAAGCGCCGAATATTGCGGAAATGTCTCAATGCGTGGCGTAATGCTTGCGCATTCGCGGATTATCCCATCGTACTCGGCGCCCAGCTTTGATACCACCGTCACCGCATCCACAGGCATTCCCGCCTTTTTCAGCTTCAGCATGCAGGAAAATATCCGCGCCAGCGGCTGCGCCTCAAACATCTTCGGTGCAAGCATCGTTCGCGCCTTATCCAGTAACGCGGGTTCCATCATCAGGCAGCCAATGACGCTCTGTTCTGCCCCGAGCATTTAAAACAACTCCTCTGCCGTCATGTCAGGCGTGATCTCCCGTCCCACGTCCGGCTTGATAACACGCGGTTCCACTGTGCGCCTAACAGGCTTGCCGTCTTTCCTCCACCAGTTCAGAATCGTGGCATAGTGGCTTTTGTAACGGTGCCCGGTTTGTGCAAGATAGGCAGATAACCGCTCGATATAATCCGATGCGCCAATATCGCCCAAGCTGTCCACCAGCTTCCCATGCTCTTGCCCGTCGAGCAGCACGTTTTCAAACTCGCCAAATTTCTTTTTGGATATCTCGATAGAGATATCTTTTTCTATTATTGCTTTATTAGCTTTATTCTTCTTTATTCCATTGTTGCCCTTTGACTGCCCTTTGACTGCCCCTTGACTGCCGTTTTCTGTGCCTTGTTGTATGCCGTCAGGTGTGCCGGATGGTTGGTACTTATCGTAATTATTTACTGTAAATAAGCCATATTTTGGCGTTGATGTGTGTGCCACTTCGCCAGTCCGTTTGAGATGCTCTAAGGCTGTCCGAATTTGCTTGATTGTCAACCCGGTTTCATTCGACAATTTTGAAAAACTTGCAACACGTTGCCCTCTCTCAATCATGACGCCCTGCCATTTTTGAGGCTCGTAATTCACAGTAAGCAGCAGATGCAAAAACAACCGCGTTGTATTGATATCATCGTACCATTCCCATTTCAAAAGGCTCCTGTGTACCAAAACAAACCCTCCGTCAAGCATGGCTCCTCCTAAAACGGCAAATCACCGCTATCGTCAATCACCGAAAAATCTTCCTGCTGCACATCTGCAGCCGCGGCATTTGTTTTAAACGGTTCCGGTGCATGCTGTGCGTCTACCTTCGGTGCTTCTCGTGCTGTACTGGCAAAATGGACGCCTCCTGCGACCACTTCAAAAGCCGTGCGCTTGTTCCCGTTTTTGTCCTCATACGTGCGCGTCTGGATAGAACCGTTCACAGCGATCATGCTGCCTTTGTGGAAATACTTGCATACAAACTCCGCGGTCTGCCGCCATGTTACAATGTCGATAAAATCGGCCTTGCGCTCTCCGTCTTTGGAATAACTGCGGTCTACCGCGATGCGAAACGTGCATGTTGCAACGCCGTTCGGTGTATGACGCAGTTCGGGTTCAGCCACAAGGCGACCAATCAAAGCTACAACATTCAGCATATGTATACTCACTTTCTGTAAATCAGTTGTTCTTCGTCCCAGTCTGGATACCACTGCATCAGATATTCGCGAATACATTCTTTCAGCGCTGTACGCTTTGCGGTGTTATCATATGCATAGTGACAATCCATGCACAGGGTCACGATATTCTGTTCCACACCAAGCCCACTGTGTGCGCGCGATATGTAATGTGCGTTCGGCATGGCCGTAAATTGAGAACCGCACAAAATGCATTTGCCGCCATCGCGTTCCCAAACCAGCTTTTTTACATGCGGTGTAATATCAAGCGCTCGGGTGCGTTTTGTCATATCCATATTCCTCCCGCCAATATTCTGCATCCGCATTCGCAATTCCATGTGCGTCCAGCTCTGCAAAAATTCCGTCTATCAAATGGGACATTTCCACTGTGTCGTATGTGGATGAGCCGGGAAAACATTTTAGCAGCACCGTTTTCCCGCCCTTCCTGTCCTCCACTTCCACAATTTCACGCCACATTTTTCGCAAAGCCGGAACAGCCTCTTTTAGGCATTCAATATATTGCGGGCGCGCTCCGTATTTTGAAAGGCAGGCAAGGTAACAATCCCAACTATCCAGTGCCATTCCGCTTTTCTGCATCGCCGTTGCCATAAGGTCAAGCAGCGCCCACATCAAATTGTTTTGCTCAAGGCTTCGGCTGTTGCGCCATTCCTCAAAACATAGCCGAATGTTTGGTCTGTCTTGGTTCAACGCTTCTCTGATGTCCTGCCATTCCCGGCGCATCAATCCGGCGTGTTTCCGGTCAATGTGGAATGTAATGTCAATGCCTCCGACCTCATCCATCAGCATCGATTTTGGAACAGCAGTTATTTTTCCGAAAGACTTCGCCATCCGGTGTTTCCCTCCTTTTCAAGCACCGGGCCAAGTACCGCAAACGCGGCAGATATTCCTCCTCAATCCAGTCGGAATTATATTCAATCGGCCAGTACGAAAGCCGGTTTTCGTTGATGGGGTTGAAATAGTTTTTATAGTCCTCATCTGTCAGTTGGTACGCAACAATTCGACACTTTTTCCCCGATGCATACATTTCAACCTGGCACTGCATCCAGTAGGCGGTTGAAATGCGAAAATGCTCTGCACTGTATGTTTTAACTTCATGTACCATATCTGGAGTTTCACCGTCCAGATTCACACGCAGCCGCAGAATCCAGCGTCGAATTTGCCTATCACGCTGCCGAATCCCTATCGCATCCAAAATGCGATGCTCATATGCCGTACCGGCCATCATTGCGGGCGTTTTAAAATCATTGCTGAACATTCCCAGCTTTTCGCCCCACCAGCGAGCAAAGGTCTGCGTATCCCAGTTTCCCATAATGCGAGCGGTGTCCGATGCACCAAACCATCCGCTTCGGTCCTGATTGTGTATCATACTTTTTTCATCTTCGCTTCCAACGCCGCAACATTCTGAAACGCATTCATACATGCGTCAAACTGCTTTCTGTTCAGCCCGGCGCGCGCGATGATTTCATCCTGTGATAGTCCGGATTGAAGTTTTGCTGTAATGATTTGTTCTACCCGCTGTTTGATTTTCCAAATGTCATGCCCTAACAAATCGTCGCTCGCTCCACAGTCTGTGTCATCTCCTGTTTCCACCTTGTAAGCCTTCATCAACGCGTATTTGTCCGCATAAGTAGTAGCCTTACCTGGTGCTTTGTCAAGGCTGTCTACGCCGTCGCCAAATGCGTTTACATCCACAAATTCCTTCGGGTCTTCCATGTTTACAAATCTGTAAACCGCCTCGATCCGCACAAACTGGCTTTCCTTTTCGCCATAGTCATTTTTGGTTACCAATGTGCGGCTATCAACAATTTTGTGCGAGTGCGGATAGCTGAACACCTTGTATTTTTTCTCGGCATCCTTTACAACGGCAAGGATGTCCCCTTCTGCAACCGCTTTGTATTGGTTTTTCCCAGTGCCAACCGTAAGGTTTTTGGGGATTCTCTTGATTTCAGCAGTAATAGCGCTCATTTTTTCATAAATGTTCATGTTTTCTCCTTATCCGGCCTGCGCAAAGCCTATATCAATGCAATGCTCACAGCCCATTACATGATCGGTTCCATGTCCGTAATAGAGACGTTCTCCGTCGTATACCGGTGCGCCGCATTCCGGGCAATAAGATACCGGTTCTGCCTCCGCGTAAGGGTCAAACGCTGCGGATATTCCGATGTAATGCAGTTCAGGCATTTGACACGCCTCCCGTTTCGTGGTATTTTTTAAGTGTAGATTTTTGGTCTGCGCCTCTGTTATCCGTGCCAGCGGATGCAGGGGCTTTCTTTTTTAGCTTCTTTTCTTCACGTAACAGCCGGTAGCTGCATACATTCAACCATCCCTGTGTTGTTCCGTATCCGCACAGCTTAACGGCTTCTTTTATCCGTTCGGCCTGTTCGAGCGTAAACCGGGCGGAAATTCGGTGTGGCAGCTTGTGCCTGTCACCCGACCGTTTACATTGCTTCACGGCTAAACCGCCGTCTCTGGCTGTTGCAACCGCGTCCAGCGCGGCCTGCGCTTCTGCTGTGCGTTGTACGCCGTATTTGCCGGGATTGTTGGCCTTGCTATCCAGCGATTTGTCATATCCGCTGAATCCGGCCGCGCGTACAACCTGCACGCATTCTTTTTGTGTCATGGCTCGTCCTCCTCTCTATAATCACGAAAATTTATGGTATTTTGACGAATTGTTTCTTCCTTTCTCAAAATCATAGACATAAATGATATGCTGAACATTGGAAAGGGGGTGATTTTTTGAAACCGAACTCATCTAAGCTTCTGTCTGACGTAAAAGAACTTGCCCAAAACGCACGAGCTGGCTTTGCATTGCGCGTTAGTATGCCATACGGTACGCCAGACGGAACTGAAATCACAGAAAATGACATTGTGCTGATTGTAAGAGAAACAGATCTAGCTATAAGCCGGTTAGCGGAAGCAATCGAGACAATGGCAGAGTTTATTGCAGACAATTAATTCTCAATTAGGGGCGTGCATCGGCACGCTCTTTTTTTGCCTGTTCCAGCGCGTAATTTTCAACAATGGTATATACATATTCTGTTTTGCCGTTTCCGCAAAGAACACGGTCATGACTTTCCAGTATCTTCACACGATGCGCAAGCGATGCCACTTGCTCTTCTAAGAGTTTGATTTTTTCTACGACCATATCATCTTTATTCATTGGGTTTGTCCTCCTCTCTTAAAAATATGTACCCGCCAATCCCGGCCAGCACCAGCATCAGCCCAAACGCCAGCATCCCCAGCCCCGGCAGCATGTCCGAGTTGCCCCGGCCTATCGCCTGCAAGCCGTCCAGTACAGGAAATACAGATACTATCAGCAACAGCTTATAGATAAGGCTTGTCCATCCTCTCCGGCCGCGCGGCAGGCGCAGGCAGAACGGGTTAGGCTTGTCCATTTTTCTGCGCCTCCTCTTTTTCCCGCTGGATGTCTTTCCTTATCAAGTCCAGATAATACGGCGCAAGCGCTTTTGCCACGCGCGCATTCGTTTCTTCCATGCCTTCCATGATGTTCTCCTTTCTGTCCGTTTTATGGTACATATTTCCTGTTATTCTGTTGGCATCTGGATTTCCAAAATTTTGCAGATGCTGGCGACAATTCCAGGCGTAGAAAGCTCCCCCGTCTTGATTTTATGTAAATACGAACGGTCAAAAAACTTTCCTGTGTCAGCTCGAACCTCGTCAATAAGCCATTTGTCGGTTTGGCGAATATCCACAATGCGGTGTTCAATCTGTTCGCCAAAATGACAAAGTTCTTTCTTTGCCAAGTAAACACCCCCTTTCATGCTTGACTTTTACGCGGTCGTGTAATATATTGTAGTTGTCACACACACCCTTTATTACTCGCTCGCGTTGTCTGTAATTCAATATTACTACACGTCTGCGTAATAGTCAAGGGAAAATACTACGCGTTCGTATAATTTACGAATCGCACAAAATGAGGGCGTGCATAATGTCGAATTTGTATAAAATCCTTTCAAAACTTTGCGAAGAGCGCAAAATTACTCCCTATCGGATGTGTAAAGACAACGGAATACAACCTAGCGTTATGACTGATTTAAAAATGGGAAGGCGCAAAACGGTCAAAGCAGAAACTGCCACTAGACTTGCAAATTACTTTGGCGTATCAGTGGATTACCTTCTTGGAAACGAAGAAAATCCCCCCGTACAAGAAGCACAGGGGGTGGATGTGAAAGACGCCTTGCAACAGCTTGAAGAAATTTTGTCTGCCGACACTGCTCTTTTTGATGGCACGTGCTTGACAGAAGAAGATAGGCTGAAAGCATATGGCGGTATACAATTTTTAAAAGCTCAGCTTGCAGCGAGGGCACAAAATGATAAGAATAAAGGAAACAGTTGACCGGATATCATCTATTTATCAAACATATGATCCTTTTGAAATCTGTGCCGGAATGGGGATACTGGTCGCACGAATTTCACTAACGGAAAGCGTACGAGGTATATGCTATACAGATGAAAACGGGATGGCGGCAGGTATCAACGAGGACTTGCCGTTACATATAGCAAAATTTGTTTGCGCTCATGAACTGGGGCATCTTGTTATGCATCGCGGTATGAATAAGGGGTGTGGTGTTTGTTTTGAAGCGTATATTAACTATTACAATAGCGTTTCTCCTGCTATCTTTGATTCCATTGAGCGTGGGATACGCTCATTCAGGCGGAACCGATGAAAACGGCGGGCACTACGACCATTCCACGGGAGAATACCATTATCACCACGGATATCCAGCTCACCAGCATCCAAATGGTAAATGTCCATACGCATTTGACGACAACACAGACACCGATACTGAGAATTATATTGCTAGTGATAATGTTAGCGTGGAAAGCAAGAGCAAAGATGATATAAATAATAGTGGGAATACACAGACTTTAGAAGATTCTGAAAAGACTATTTCGACAGACCGTTCATTTGTATCAGAAATTATCGCAATAGTCTTTACTTCATCAATCTTTGCTTTGCTTCTAAGCTGCTGTTCTTTTTTGTTTATCATGTTTATATCGATGATATTTAAATTATCAGATGCCTTAGAGTTGCTTAATCATGGAATTTTGTACATATTATGTGTTCCATCCACTTTATATTGGTGGTACAAGCAAACTATGTTTTTATTTGATGGAGGGTTTTTTGTTTTCTTTTTTCCTGTTTTTGTTTATTGCGGTTATATCATAGTAAAAGGCTTTCATAAGAAAAAAGAAAATCAAAAAAGATATGAAAAAGAGAGGCAAGAATATCTCGAAAAGTATTCAGGGAAAGATATTCTTAGCATGTGTGATGCTCCTCCTAATGCATATGTTGATGAATATGGGCAGCCGCACTTACTTATTAAGGGAAAAGATTTATTTACTGTGTATGTGGTTCGAAACGGGAAAGTTTTTCATCGTGTAGGATCTTCATGCACATCTAATGGGAAACGCGAAAATTATTTTCTTGTTCGTTATCGTCGTCCTTGTGAACGTTGTAAACCACCAGTTCCAGATATTACATGGTATATAAAATATATTGAAATTCAAAAAATAAAAGAAAAATACAATATCCAGTAAACATATTCTGCCAAATCATACGAAAGGACGGCCCCCAATGAAACAGCAATACATGGACACTGAAAAAGCCTCTGCAATCTTGCAGGAGCATGATTATGTCAAGCGCGACGCCATGATCGACGTACTTACAGAGGAAGAAGCAAAGGTTTTTTGCAAGTTCTTGTTGGAAGGGCTACCGCGCAGAGGTACGCCTAAGGTCCGTGTCAGGACAACCAGTTGACAAATAAAAAAACGCCCCACGGCGGCAACCGTGAGACGTTTATATAGAACAGCTTACCCTTGGAGGATAATCCGCTCCGACAATCGGATTATACCACCTCCATGGCAGGTTTGGCAAGTTTCATTTTGGAGGTATTACAGTGAATCGAGCGGTAATCTATGCCCGATACAGCAGCGACATGCAGCGTGAAGAAAGCGTAGAAGCGCAAATCCGCGCTTGCAAGTACTTCGCACAACAAAACGGAATCAATATTGTTGGTGTGTATGCTGATCGAGCAAAGTCCGGTATGTATCACTCCGAAAAGCGCGAAGAATTTCAGGCGCTGTTAAATGCTGCGCCGCGCAAAGAATACGATATTGTTCTCGTTCACAAATTGAACCGCTTCGGACGCGCCGGCGTCAAAGCGCTGAACGACCGAGACTATCTTGAGCGGCTCGGGATTGAGATTGTAAGCGTAACAGAACGGCTTGAAAACACACCGGAAGGCCGGTTGATGCTGTATGTTATCACTGGAATGAACGAGTATTACAGCCGGAATCTGGCCGGAGAAGTATTGAAAGGCTTGCGCGAAAACGCTTATAAAGGCATCACAACCGGCGGAACTCCCGCGCTTGGCTACAATCTTGGTGCAGATAAAAAACTTGTCATAAACGAGCAAGAGGCATCCGCGGTAAGGCTTATTTTTAACATGTACCTTTCCGGTGCGGGCTATGGCGAAATCATCAACGAATTAAATTCACGCGGGTTTAGAACAAAACGCGGTGCAAAGTTTGGGAAAAATTCCATCTATGATATTTTACGCAATGAGCGTTATACAGGAAGATTCACCTATGGTAAAACCAAAACCGTGAACGGTCATAGAAGTCAGCACAAAAAAGAAAAAGAATATATTAGCGTTGAGGGCGGATGCCCTGCCGTTATATCAGTGGATGAATGGGAAAGGGTGCAAAGACTTATGGATGTAAAAAAACATGACGCAGCGTCTGGGAAAGCAAAAGAACTTTATATCCTAAGCGGGAAATTATTCTGCGGACATTGCGGCGCTCGAATGGTTGGCAACTCTCGCGTATCTCGCGGAGAAAGATATTTGTACTACGACTGTAATGCCAAACTGCGCAAAAAGACATGTACAAAACATGCCGTGAAAAAGAATGAAATTGAGCAAGCCGTGATTCAAAAATTAAATCAACTCGCATTTTCCGACGATTTGATAGAGCGTTTTGTCGATGAGGCATATAAAGCGCAGGACAATGAGATGCCGGACATCAGCAGGAAAATTGCGGATATTGACAAAAAGGTTGAAAATCTTGTCACAGCAATTGAAAATGGCGCAGACGTTGGGCCAATCAAACAAAGAATGGCAGATTTATCCGCACAAAAAGACGCACTCCTTTCATCCAACGTGCCAAAAGGAGATCTTTTAACGAGAGACGAGATTCGCAGCCGATTCAAAAAATTCCTCAATATTGCAGATCTTCCTCCAGCTCAACAAAAATTTATTATTTCAGAGTATGTAACGCGAATCGATGTATTTGATTATGACGGAGGCGGACACTTTTGCCGCATCACACTGTCAAATAATACCTCTGTTGATACCGATGTACTCGGTTCATCTGCTCCAAAAGGCAGCATCTGCGGATGCTGCTTTTTTCTGAAATTGCGCGGTACAAGCAGCCGCTTTCACATGTGAATATCACTGCCACCGGGCAGGAATGCAATTCGCATTCGTTTGTACATCGTTAGGTCTGAGAAGATGTGCATGCGAATGCTTATTTTTTTGGAGGTTGTGTATGAAAAGAATTGAAGAACTGCGCCGCTACTTCACCAAGGGTGAGCGCGCGCTGTGGTTTGGTTCCGTATTTGTGATCACTGCGGCTTTTTATTTTTTCGACCGCAGCAATTATTTCACGCTTTTTGCTTCGCTGCTCGGCGTCACATCCCTCATTTTTAACGCAAAGGGAAATCCGTTCGGTCAACTTCTGATGATTCTTTTCAGCCTGCTTTACGGAATCATTTCTTTCACTTTTTCCTATTATGGAGAAATGCTTACTTATGTAGGTATGACTATGCCGATGGCGGTGTTCGCTCTTATTTCCTGGTTGAAAAACCCGTTTAACGGGAACCGGATGGAAGTCAGCGTCAATCACCTGGCCCGAACAGAATGGCGTTTTATGTATCTGGCGGCAATTCTTGTCACTGCGCTTTTTTACTTCATACTGGGGTATTTTCAAACAGCCAACTTAGTCCCGAGCACCCTTTCTGTAACGACAAGCTTCATCGCGGTGTATCTCACCTATAAAAGAAGTCCTTATTATGCGCTCGGGTACGCGGCCAACGACATCGTTCTCATTGTTTTATGGATTTTGGCTGCCCGTCAGGATACATCCTATCTGTCCGTCGTGGTATGCTTTACGGCCTTTCTTGTCAATGATATCTACGGCTTTATCAACTGGTGCAGAATGGGAGAACGGCAGGCTGAAAGCGTGTAA